CGGATACATCGAGCGTACGCGGTTATTTCCGCGCATGCTTGGTTAACAGTACCGGCTCTAAAGTTTATGAACTGACTGAACGAATGTACGTCTGGTCAGTCGAGTCTATGACTCGAACGACGTACACGAGTTCTGTCGTTTATGAACCTAAGAGCAGAACTGTCGATGTAGAATACACTACTAAGTGTAAAGTTGACCCTGCTTACATTACCACTCTCCGCATGACAAACAGGCCTGATAATCTTTGGATTGGTCTCGATCTTGCTATCCTCTATGAGGATCTGCATCTCGAATGCCTTTCCGCTCTGCTTCAGGTTTTATTTGCGGATACCGCGTCGACGCAGCAACAGCTGCTAGACAACGTTCCGCTCCTCGATTCCAATTGGATCGAGAACCTGATCGGAGCTGATTTATCGTCGGCCGTCCCACCTGTCGACCTCATACGAGGTTTCCAGAATCGGGATCCAGCTGAAGTTCTGAAGGGAGCGTCATCTGCATATCTATGGTATAAGTATATTATATCCAATGACGTGCGTGATGTCGTCGAACTTCTGAACAAGAGGAAAGACCTTATAACCCGGAATCGCTCGCGCCGTAGAAAGCGTGATGCATTTCGAGCTAGAGATTTTTACTCTTCCTTCGGTTGGAATTTCCTTATAACAGCGTCGTGCGTGCTCGATCCGCAGATTGATAGTATATCATCTCGGATTTATACCAAGTTGGATGACTTGGGATTAGCACTTACTACTCGCCGTTTATGGGATTTGGTTCCTTATTCGTTCGTCGTGGATTGGTTTATGAACCTCTCCGGCATATTAGCGAGCATAGACTCGTATATGCAACGTCGATACGATGTGGACCGTGTCATAGTGGGTAGAAAAGCTTGGCGCATTCTTCGTGACGAAGTTTCGGCACTGTGCCCATCTTTTGATGTGCATGAATGTACAGCCAAAGCTTACTTCAGAACCTGTTCTAGATCCTTTCCGATCTCAGCTTTGAGGACGAAAGGAGGCTGGTCCCGCCATTCACTCGAAGGCGGCGCACTAATAGTCGGACGACTATAGTGCTGGCAGCATCCTCCCGCTGCCGAATCTGTAAATAAGATTCGGGTGTTTAAAGCCCGGCAGAAAGGAGTGATCGGCATGGCTATTAGCATTGACAGAGGTTATGAACCTCCCCTTAGGGATGAACATTTCCAGATGTCTGCGCTCAACTATCAGGACGCTAACGTCCTTCGCGTCGAGAATGATGCGACTCAGAAACGTGCTGAAGCAACCTTTACGGTGCTCGGTACGGATCCGGCTCGCAGACCGAGTTTTCGGTTCATTCGCGAACGTCAAGTTGACGCATATGCTAATTCCCAGGATATCGCTGAAGAGGCTAGGGTTCCTAGTAAAGAAGGCGCAAAGTGCGTCTTCATTACAAAGGAAATCTGGAAGCTTGCGCAGTCTCATGGAGACTTAGCAGACTATCAGGTTCCCGTCACCTTAACAACGACTATCCAGCTACCCTTAGGTGCATTCAGCGAAAGCGAAAACACACAGGCTGCCTTAGATCAACTGATCTTGCAGCATAGTGCTGACGTTTACGCAAACATCTCTGGAGTAGCCTACGGTGCCGTCGACGTACGTAATAGCTGATCGTAGCTCAGGCTTTGTGCCATTGCTACACAGCTTGTACGCCTGCAGAACGTAGAGCTTATTGCCGTGAGGTGCGCACCATGAGGTACTACACCAAGCTAGTTAAACTAGTAGATTCAACGATTCGCTTATGCGACCTTGAATCGCATTCTCCTCACGGAGAGCAATCCAAGGAGCACGTCGAAAATATACGTCAAATCTCAGGCGTATATGCTCTTTGGTTATCCATCTTCCTAAATCTAGGGTTGGATTTGGGTTGGGATAATACGGCGTGCGAACAGAAGTGCAGCCAGTTTGTCGAAGTAGTCAATTCCATGACTTACTCTGACTTAGCTGAGCATTTCTCTAATCTTTATGATTATATTCGCCGCCCAGATGTGCCGTACTCTGCTTTTAAACGGCAGATGACACCAGAGACCCGAAGACTTCTGTCTCCATGGGCCAAATACTGGTGTGAGACACACGATCCCAAGGGGTTACAAAACCTTCTGACGCTATTACGATTTCCTTTCAGGAGTCGCATTCGCGATTCGAGATTGGAAGTAAAAGCTGAAGAAGATTTTATTAGCATTGAGGGCGAACTCACGCCCTACAATCTAAACCTCGATCAAGTATCAGGGCTAATTAAGTCTCTAAACGAGATCTTAAAAGCTTGGTTGTCTGATTTTCAGATCAACCTCGATACTTTTTGCCCTAGGCATGGAACTGGTGCTGTCGCAGAGCGCCGTGTAAAGTCAAAATATGACAAGTACATGGTACTGCGGCACCACGCCTTAGTCGACTACCTGTTGCGAAAAGCAGGGTCTTCCGAGACGGAGTTCCTTCCGATTATTGGCGTGAACAGTGAACACTTCGATGAAGGGTTCGATCACGTCAGTGTCGTGCAGTTCGTGCCGAAAAATGCAACCAAACTGCGTACGGTGTGTAAGGAAGCAGCAACACAGATGTATTACCAAAAAGGTGTACAACTTGAGCTGTACCGTTACATTAGCCACCACAAATATTTGAAGTGGCATATACCGTTGCAGGAGCAGGATATGTCGAGGCAGGCTTGCATCGCGGCGTCGCGCACAGGCTTACTGTGTACGATAGACCAGAGTGCAGCCTCCGACCGAATATCCTGGGATTTGGTTAAACGACTATTTTCGGGTACGCGATTATTACCGTGGCTGTTAGCCACACGATCGAGAGAATTTCTTCTCCCATCAGGTAAGCGCGTTACCGCGGCAAAGTTCGCACCAATGGGGAGCGCTTTGTGCTTCCCCGTAATGTGCTTAACTTTTGCTGCCATAGTCGAGTACGCTAAACGTCGAGCGGAGAGCTCGGCGTGGTGTAGGTTCCGCATCCCCAGAAGTGAGGGGGGCAGAACGTGGCTGGTCTACGGCGACGACATCATATGTCCGACAACCTGGGCGAAGAGCGTAATGCTCATAATTAATCGCTTAGGGATGAAGGTCAATGTGTCGAAGTCGTTCGTGGATGAAACAAACCCTTACAGGGAAAGCTGCGGTGTTGAGGCATGGGATGGTCACGATGTGACTCCATTCCTGTTTCCTCGCCTCGGTGATCTCTCTAAGGATCCCTCGGCTAAGGAATTTGCTACGTTGAAAGACATAGCAAACCGAGCGGCATTACAGTTTCATCTACCATTCACTAGGTACGTTGCTCTGCAGCGACTGCGGCGGGATTTCGGAGATGCATTAATATACACTCCGTCCGAAACCGTTAAGGTTATCGGGCCTGTTACAGGGACTGTTTACGAGCGCGTAGTCTGCGAAGGCATATGGAGTCCAAATCCGACAAATTATCATTTGCGGAAGAGAACTCTACCTCCCAAAGACATACGAAAGCCGTACTATTGCTACACCCGCGTCCGTGGTCGCAAGATCCAGCTCAAAAGAACGAGGTTCTCAGCCGTCATTGCTGACGACGAACTTCGCTATTTTGAATGGTTGCGCGATTCACGAAGGCCTTCGGGCGAGGCCGAGGAGAGTGATCCTTACGCTTTCCAACGCCTCACCGAGCCGTGCTTGAAGATGGCATGGCACTGGGAACGCCTACCCAGTTAGAATAGGCGGTGCCTGGCCGCTTCGACGGCGGTTTCAGAGTTGGGG